CCGAACAGGCCGAGGCTCTGAGCGTGGGACATGGCCGCGCTGCGGTAGGCGAGGAGATCGAGGGCCACGGCAATCACATCCGTCCCGTGTACCGGCGCAGGAGCCGCTCACCGATACCGACCTTGCGGGCGTTCAGCTTGTCCCGGGTGACGATCCAGTGGTCATAGCCCTTGAATTTCGTCACGGGGAAGTTCCGGGAGCCGATGCCGGCGAGCCACGGCCCGTACACGACGCGGCTGTCGGAGATCTTGTGGCCTTCGATGACCTGGCAGCGGGACTCGTAGTAGCCGGTCGGGTTGCGGAACACGCGGTGCATCTCGCCGCGCAGGATCGACAGGCCTTCTTCGGCGAGGTCGCGTTCCAGCCGGTTGACGTAGGCGTTCGCGGCGGCGCGGGCCCGTCCGTCGAAGAGGGGGCCGCGGCTGCTGCTGGAGACGTCAAGGAGCATGACTAGACCGCCCTCGTTCGAGCCTTGCGGCCGTGGCTGGTGTGGACGCGGGCCCGCAGGTCAGCGATCCCCTTGCCGGACGCCTCGCGCTCGTTCTCCCCGGACCCGGCGGTCCGCGCGTACCCGGAGCGGCCTTGCAGCAGATCGACGAGCGCCTCTGCGACGCACAGCTGCCGGACGCTCCCGGGGGCGTCCCACCGGTAGACGCTCGCCCCGTTGCTGTGGGTGGCGGCCGTCGTACCGAGCGCGCCACGGACCACAGTGAGCGTGCGCGGGGCGTAGATGGAGGCGCCGACGGCGTGCGCGGCGATCGTCGAGCCGTCCCAGGCGCGGGTCACAACCAGGGCGTTGCCCGCGATCTCATCGACGCGCATCCGCTCGCCGTCGATGAGGATCGTCTCCCCCGCAGCGAAGGCGGCCCCGTTCTGCACGGTGCCGACGACGGAGTTGTTGACGTTCGTAAGGCCACTGCCGCCGAGGGTCTGCCCGGTGTCGAGCATCGACCGCCCCGTGACGATGACCCGCTCCGCGTCAATGCGGAGCAGGGACCCGACACCCACCGCCGCGGACACCGTCGCGTCCACGTCGATCCCGTTCTCGGTCGCGTCGAGGACCTCGACGGTGGTGCCGGCCGCCGTCTCGTCGTTGCGGTAGCCGAACAGCCCGGTGACGGTGATGTCCTGCTGGTAGGTGCGGCCCCCACCGAACGAAGCGCTGGAGCCGAGGTTGACTTCGATGCGCGTGTACGGAGGCTCAGCCTCGTCGTCGGCGCGCCGCAGGAGGTAGTCGCCGGGGGCGATCGTCACGCCTCCGGAGGTGAGGGAGGTGACGGAGATGACCTCGTTTGCGTCGAGGCGCAGGATCCACGGGGTCATCCCGGCGCGCGGCGGCCAGTCCATCTTGCGGGCGTCCTGCACCGGGTAGAACACGCGGTGCGTCAGGCCTTCAACGGCCTCGGTCGCATCGGCCAGCGCGCGGTCGATCCTCGCGTTGGAGCGCGCAGTCTCCTTCACGTCCAGCTCGGCTTTGATCTCCTCGCGGGTCGCGTACCAGGGTGTCGTCATCTCTCGTCACCTCCTCTCGGTGTCGTAGCGGTGGACGGGGTCAGGACTCGTCAGCAGCCGACGTACCGGCCGTCTGGTCGCCATCCGTCGAAGCGGCAGAAGAGCTGTCCGTCTGGCCCTTCTTCGAGCGGCTGGCCGTCGTTCGGGCACGCTTGGGGGTCGGCGTCTCGCTCGGCTCGGAATCGTTCGACGGCTTCTCGGGTGATGTCTCGGAGCTGCTCCCAGGGGATGACTCCTCACCCCCTTCCTCTCCCGCGGGCTCCGGCCAGATGTCCGGGTCGCCCTCGCTGGACCACGAGCCGCCCACCATGGACGCGCCCGCTACCGAGGGCCCGCCGTGCACGGTGATCTTCGGCATGTCTGCCGCTCCTTCCTCGACGTGCTCCGTACTGCTGCACTGCGGGCACCGCGGTGCACCCACGCTGTACGCGGTGGTGCACCTGGTGCAGATCCACAGCGCCATGTCAGGCCGCCGTCACCGAGGCGCCGTTGTCGAGCGCCACGTAGGTCAGCTCCCACTGGATGGCGCCGGTCGCGTCTGCCGCGGACACGTTGACGCCGATCGTTCCGGCGGCCACGATCACGGGCGCGGTCTGCCCGGTGACTCCACCCGAGCCGGACCCGGAGATGTTCACGGCGGATCCGGTCGGGCCGGGCAGCGCGTAGAGGGTGCCGACCTCGTCGCCCGTGATGGTGCCCGTGGTGCACAGGTCGTTCGCCGTGCCCACGGTGGGGGTGGCGACCAGCTTCAGCGCGGGCGTGGTGCCCCCGATGACGGTGGTCACCTTGCCCACCAGGCTGGTGACGGCCACCCGGCCGCCGGACACGGTGAAGATGGTGGAGGTCGCGTTCTGGGGGACGGTCTTCCCGGAGGAGTTCGCCGCCTGCGTACCGAGCGCCAGTGTGCGGAGCTGGTCGGCCTGGATGAGTACAGACATGATCAGGCCCCCGGAATCGCGAGGTTGTCGGCCTTGCGCTGCACGGTCAGGTCGTGGAGCAGCGCGGTAACAAGGCCGGAGGCGCCGACGGACACCTTGACGTACGACTTTCCGTCGGGCAGGGAGTCCCCGGAGACGTAGAACGCGACGGCGCCAGAGGAGATGGTCACGGCGTTCGACGCGGACTGGGACGCGGAGACCCACGCTGCGGTGCCGTTGGTCGACGTGTTGGTGATCTTCTTGGTGATGATGTTGCCGGGTGTGGCGTACGACCCGCCGAAGGTGTCCGACACGGTGATGGTGAACGTGTCGTTGCCTGTGCAGAGGAACGTCACGCCGCCCGCATCGCGAAGCGACAGCGCCGCACCTGCCGCGATCGGCACAGGGTTGAAGACCCTTGCGAGCCCTTCCATTGCTCCCATGATGTTGCCTTTCCGGGCGGGGCGTTACTGCCGCCCTGGGGTTAGCCCCGGCCGGGGGTTTCAATGCCCGGCCAGGGATTGGGAATCAGCGGGTGGCGACCTTGACGAACGGGGACAGGGTGTTGGCGCCCTTGCGGGGGGTGATCGCGGACTTGATCCACGGGGTGCCGTCGACGCGCTCGATGACCCGCATCGCGGTCTTGTCGTTGCCGAACTTGAACTCGGTGCTGGTGGCCGACTGCATGGCCTGCCGGTCACCGATCAAGTAGTAGCCGAAGTCGACGAAGTTGATGTCGCCCGCGGTGCCGACCGAGCTGACCTTCTCCGTCCACACGACGGGGCGGCCGAGGATCGTGACCGGGGGCGCGCCCGCACCGTCACCGTTGCCGATCCACACCGCGGACCCGCCGGTGCCCACCGACAGCGCCATCGTGGCGAGCTCCGGGAACGTATCGATGTGCGCCACCCACACCGCGCGGCCGATCGAGGCCGGCAGCATGCGGGAGTAGCACTTGACGATGTTCTCCCACAGGATCGTGCCCGCGGTCTGCCCGGACTCCTTGGCGACGGTGACGGCTGCGGGGGCGTTGAGGTAGCCCAGCGGCTGGCCGACGCCGTTGCCGTCGGTGAACGCGACGTCCTCGAACCAGGCGAGAGCCTCGGGGTAGCTCTCGTTCATGAACTGTTCGAGGCTGATGATGCTGTCCTGGAACAGCTCGTTCGGGATCTCGCTGTACAGGGTGAGCTTCTTCGCGATGAGCTCGATGCGGCCGAACGTCGGCGAGCTGTCGGTGAGGGAGCCGCCCTCTTCGGTCCAGTAGCCGACGATCCCGCCGTGGACGCTCGATGCGTTCGACGTGTTGTCGATCATCGGGTAGGGGACGGTGAGGGACTCCATCGGCACGACGCGGGCGCGGGAGCGGACCACGGCCATCTCCAGTGCGACGCGCAGGAGTTCGGCGCGGAGCACCTCGGGGATGAGGAACCCGCCGTCGGACGGAACGGTGCTGCCGAACGCGTTCTGGATCTTCTTGATGTCCGAGCGAGCGGCGAGGGACTCCTGCGTGTTCGCGCCCTGCCACGTCAGGGACAGGTAGTCGCCCCAGTTCCCGTACGTCTTGTCGAGGGCCGCGCCCGGGGCCTTCGCGTTGTAGTGCTTCGACCGGGCGACAGGCGGCGCGGTCGGGTCCAGGTTGAGACGGTTGATGCTGTTCAGGAGCTTGTCGTCGCGGAGGATGTCCGCGAACTGCCGCTGCGTCTCGTCACGGATCTGGTCCGCGATCCCGGGGTCCTTCGCCGACTGCGCCTTCGCGTAGCCGGTGATGAACTCCTGCAGGCTGTCCTTGTCCTTCGCGATGGCCTTCAGCGTCGCAGTGTCGCCGAGGGCGTCGGCGAGCTCGTCGGCGTCGCGCGGGATTGTGGGTGTTGCCACTGGTGCCTCCTTCAGGCTTCCGTCGCCGCGCTGGACGACGCTTCAGGGTTGGTGAGGTGGGCGAACGCTGTCGTCCACGGGTCGGGTTCGGGCTGGAGAAGGTGGGCGAAGGCGCCCGCCCACTCGTCCACCGGCTCAGGCTCGGCGGGCTCCACCGCGGCTACCGGCTCGGGGACAGCCGGGGCTTTTGGCTCCACCACGGGCTCCGGCTCGATGACGGGCTCGGCCTCGGCCGGGGCCTGCACTGCGGCGCGCAGTCGCGCCACGAGGTCCTCGTCGACGGCGCCCTCAATGCTGATCGTCAGCGACGACTCGGCCACGGCCACCGGCGCCGGTGCGGGCGCCTCCTCGCGGCCTGCGTACCGGAACACCGACAGGTCCCACGATGCGGCCACGGCCATCTCGTCGGGCGCGTTCTGGTCCTGCTTGGACGGCTCGTCGATCTCGTCCGCGAGCCCGGCGTCCACGGCCTCCTGAGCGGAGTACCAGGTCTCTTTCGCCATTGCAGCGCGCCAGTCTTCGACGCTTCCGCCTGCTCGCGCTGCGTAGATCCCGGCGATCTTGTCCGACTGCCGGTCTAGCAGGTCAGCGAGCTCTCGAAGGTCCGAGGCGTTTCCGACACACAATCCACTGGCCTCGTGGATCATGAACTCCGCAGCTTGCCGGACTACGATCCGGTCTCCGGCCATGGCGATGACGGAGGCGATAGACGCGGCGAGGGAGTCGACGTAGACGGTGACGTTGGCGGGGTGCGACCGAAGCGCATTCATGATCGCAATTCCGTCGAACACCCCACCACCAGGCGACGACAGATGCAGGTTGATCTGGCTCGCCTGGAGTTGCTTCAGGTCGCCGACGAAGTCCTCGGCCGTGGTGCCGAGCCAGCCAATCTCTCCGTACAGCATCACGTCGGCCTCGCCGCCCGCGAGGTTGTTGATGCTGTACCACTTCTTCTCGGACGCGAGCCGCGCCCGGAACCTGGACGGGTCAAATGGCATCGACTCCGGCCCCCTTTCTGGTCACGAGGTAGGCCGCAGCCGCGACCATGCGATCGGGGTTGTCCCGGAAGGCGCCGAGCCCCACGTTGCAGGGGGCGCATAGCAGGCCACGCACGCACTCGCCGCACGACTTGCCGCCAGGGCAGCAGGCATGGTCATGGTCGACGTTGAGCAACTGGGAACGATTGCCGGGCCTGTCTGTGCCGCAGATCGCGCACCCGCCGCCTTGCGCCTGAAGAAGCGCGGCGTACTGCTCCTTGCTCAGGGTGTACTTCTGGCGGATGGCCCTGTAGGCGTAGTGCTCGCGATTCTCGGCGTAGCGCCGCCGCATGCTGGCTTTATTGGCTTCCGTGTACCTGGCCGTGTTGGCATTGTTGGCCAGTCGGCAGGGGTCGCAGGCGGTCTCCCGCTTGGCCCGATGCGCCTGATATCCGGCGAGGGTCCCGGTGCGCCCCTGGGGGTACTTCTTCGTCGCCTGGAAACAGGCAGGGGTAACCTCAGTCATGTCGATCTGCTCTCTCAGGTCGGCCACGCCCCGGGAGCGTTGGCGCGCTCGCCGGGGTCCATTGTCGTTACGCCTGATTCTACCGTTTCCGCAGGTCAACCACGTTGCCGAATAGGTAAGTTGAGGCTCGGGGCACAGCGTCAGAAGCGTCATTCGTTGCCCCCCGTCGTGTCCCAGAAAGCGGTGACCGTGCCGCGGCAGCGGATGCCGCCCTCGCACGCGTGGTACGGGCCGGCCCCGTAAGCGGCCGTGACGTCGGCGAGCGAGGTGAAGTTGGTGCCGTCGATGGCGCGGCACGGATCGCATGTGTTGGTGTCGTTCTTCTCACTGGCGACCCACCGCGCGGTCGGCGCGGCTTCGAGGGTGGCGATCCGTCCGGTGTTCTGCGCGCGGTGGATGGCGCCGCCGAGCTGGTCCCGCTTGAACACGCCCTTGATCTTGCGGAGCGTGTTCTTCACCGCGTTCGCGACGTCGGAACCGGACACCCCAGGAACGAAGCGGCGCACCGCTTCCTGCGCGGCCGTTGATGCGAGGCCAGAGGCAATCAGCGAGGCAACGGCCGTGGCGATCGAGGTGAGTTCGTCGCCGAAGTTGATGATCTGGCCCGGGCGCAGGCGCGCGGACAGCGACTCGTCGACCTGGGGGGCCGTCACCTGCACGCCCTGCTTGCGGGCTTCGTCTGCCATGCGGTCTGCGGCCTGCTGCGCCGCGGCCGCGAGCGCGGTCCGAACGGTGTCGGCGGCGCGGCTGGAGTCGAGGGTGAGCTCGGCCAGCGCTGCTGTGTCGTCGTCGCTGATGGCCTGCTCGATCTGGGTGCCGAGCTGGTCGATCCATGCGTCGTCGATCGGGGCGAAGTCGGTGAGGAGCACGGTGAGGGCGGTCTCGTGGTCCTGCTGCATCTGCTCCAGCGGATCGACGGCGGCATTGCGCGGGCCCGGGGCCCGCCCGAACAGCCCAGCAACTGCCTCATCCCACGACGCCGCAGGAGCGCCAGGAGCGGCCGTCGGCAGCACGGGCGCAGGGGCCCGGCGCATCGCCGGCAGGCCGACCGCGGAGAGGATGTCGTCCGCGTCCCACAGCTGTGCTTCCGCGAGTTCCTTCGCGGCCTTGGCGCGTGCGGCAAGCTGTACCGACTCGGTCTCGACGTCCGTGGGTACCGGGTCGCAGTAGTCGAACTCCAGGCTGTCCGCGGCGCGCCCGTACATGGGGAGCAGCTCGTGGTTGAGCGCGGCCTTGATGCGCTCCAGGCGGGGGATGGTCTGCTGCTCCGCGAACCACGCCTTCGCCGCGAGGGCGGACGCCCTGTTGATGTCCTCGAAGTCGCCGATGGCGCTCTTCGAAATGCCGTACGCCTCGCGGACCCGGTCCGCGGTCGCGCCGCGCAGCTCGACGAACTGCATGTCCCGCTGGCTGATGGTGCGGTCGATCCACTTGCCCTGTTCGAGGATCGCCACCCGGTGCGCGTTCGCGACCCCTTTGTGCTGCTCGGCCCACCGGTCCCGCAACTCGGTGAACTCCTGGTCCGACAGTCGCTGGTCGAATTGCAGGATCCCGCCGGGCTGCGCGCTGTTCATGAAGAACGCGCGTGACCACTCGGCCGCATACCTCGACGTGTCGAGGTCGGGCAGGATCGACAGCACTGGGGACAGCCCGCGGTACGGGTCCAGCGGGTTCGGCCGGCGGAGTTGGATGACCTGGTCGAGTTCGAGGGGGACCTGCTCGCCGTCGGGCGCCGTGTAGATGTAGCCCTTGAGGAAACGCTCGCGGTCCGGGACCGGGGTCATGCGGTCGGGGCGGACGGGCCACAGTTCGAGTGGCAGCGTGGATGCGGCGTTGCGTCCGATGACCCACCAGGATTCGCCGGTGAGGTCGTAGTGCTGGGTGGACGACTCGACGAACTCCTGCCGCGGCATGAATCCGTTGGGCTTCCGCCACAGGTCGAGCGCGGCATGGCTCGTGACTTCGACGCGGTCCTCGGCGCGGCCTGACTTGGCCTTGCGGTACAGCTTCCAGTCGACGAGCGCGGTCGCGTTGGAGGTGCGGTCGACGATCGCGAAGAGCGTGGACACCGCGGACATGGCCCGCATCTGGCCTTCTGCGTCACGGCGGGCGCCGAACATTCCGTACGACTGTGCGCGGCTGGTGTACGGGATGGGCAGGTCGGGGGTGCGGAGGCTGGCGGCTGCGTTGGCGAGGGAGCCGAAGAGGGTTCTTCCCACTCGGCACCTCCCTCACGTCAGTCGCTGTCGAGCACCCATTGCAGGACGCAGGTGAGGAGTCCTCCGGTGATGAGACCGACCCCGGTTCCGAAGATATTCCAGCATCCTGCTGTGATGAGTGTAAATCCTCCTGTCAACATGGATGCTGGCCGCAAATCTTTCAGCTTCTTGGGGTTCACTTGAAGGTTCCTCATCACAGCCACCTCACACGCGGACGACCCCCGAGATCCCGAGCGGCAACCATGTACCGCATCGCGTCCATCGAGTGATCGTTCTCCTTTACCGGCGCCTCTTTCAGACCACCGCTGTTGCCCGGCTTCACCGCCCACACATAGCCCGCGATCTCCTCCGACCCGCAGGCCGGCAGGGACGCCGACTCCAACTCCGGATCCCGCTCCACCAGCGCCCCACGCGCGATGAACAGGCGCGGCCGCCCGTCCTCCTGCACCCGCAGTCGGGCCTGCACCGCCTGAATCCCATCGCTGACCGTCTTCGTCGCAGGCTTCGTCGGTAGCCCCAAGTGGCGCTCCAGGGTGGCCCGGTCCTCCGCGTCGTGGTCCGCGTAGATCGCGCGCGGGAGCTGCCCGCGCGGCTGTCCGGACGGGTAGAACAGCAGGTCTTTGATGGTCTTCGCGTGGTCCTCGACGAGGCGGCGGGTGTAGTAGATCTCGTTGGCTAGGTACAGGCGGCCGTCGGGGTCCTCCCACCAGTCCTGGTAGACGAACGGGTTCGTGAACCCGAAGTCGACCGTTCCCCAACGGGTCCACGCCGCCGTCGGCTTGACCGCGTCGACCATGTGGATCGCGTCGTCCCACGCCTCGTAGATCTGCCCCTCGGCCGCCGCCCACTTCCCGTCACGGAGCCGCAGCCGCCGGACGCCGGTGAGCTTGTCGAGCTTCGCGAAGTAGTCGACGCCCTTCGCCGTGAGCGTCCCGTCCGCGTTGACGTAGGCGGGATTGTCCTTGTGCCGGGAGACGAGCATGCGGGCAGTGCCGTCGTCGGCGCGCTGCTTGAGCCAGTGCGTCGGATGGCTGGGGTTGCATGCGGCGATCTGCTGCTGCCAGGAGAGGACACCGTTACGGAGGCGGGTGCTGATGGACTCCCAGTCCGTCTTGGTGAGTTCAGTGGCCTCGTCGACGAACACGAGGTCGTACTCCGAAGACATGATCTTCTCGGGCTTGTCGAGGCCCCCGACCACGATGACGCTGCCGTTGGAGTACCGGTAACAGGCGGCCTCCCGGGCGGACCCGCCGAACCAGGAGACGATGCTGCGGGCCAGCGCGTCCGCGGCGACCTTCTTCTCGTACGTCACCAGCGTCGTCGAGGTGAGGGACACCCCGGTCTTGCGGGCGATGAGGCAGCGGATCCCCGGGTTGTGGAGCGCGGCAAGGTGCACACGGAACAGCGCAGCGAGGGACTTCCCGGTGCCGGCGGGCCCGGCGAGGACTACTTCGCTGTCGCGGGTGCGGAACAGGTCGCGTGCTGCGCCGCGGGGTTCGTAGCGGACGATCGCGTCCTGGTCGAGCGCGGTCGTCACCCGAGGCCCACGAGGCTGTGGTGGCGGCGGATGCGGTCCTCGCGGTCGATGAAGTCGCGCAGCCAGGGCGCGCCAATACGAGCCTCGCGGCGTAGCACCAGGGCAACGGCCTCCCGGTTGTGCGGGTCGCGGAGCCACGCGGCGACGTCGGCGGCCGCGGGCTCGGGCGCGATGAGCCAGCCCCATGCCGTCGGCTCCGAGGCGGGGGCATCGTCGGCGGCGTCAAAGCACAGGTCCAGGTGTGGCTTGCACAGTCGGACGAGGCGCCCTTCAGGGCATTGCCACCAGGCGAGTGGGCCTGAGACGCAGGTGGGGAGGCGGAGTTCGCAGGGCCCAAGTTTGCTCACGTGAGGTCCTCCGGGTCGACTCCGACGACCTCGTACCGGACGCTTCCGGACAGTGCGACCTTCGCGGGCTGCTTCATCCCGGTCAGATTCCAGAACGCGTCGAGAGTCTGCCGTGCCTCGCGGATCGCGGCGAGCTTCGGCGCGCTGTCCTTCAGCGGCTGCCCGTCCACACCGGTGACAACCTTGCCGTGGGAGACGACGACATGGTCTGTCTCCAGCACGTCGAGGGCCGCGTCGTACAGAGTCTCCAGCCGGTCCATGTGCAGTTGGAGGAGCTTCTCGGCGGGCCCGCGGATGATCTCACGGAGGACACCCCGGATGGCCTTGCGCGCGGTGCTCTTGTCGTAGTAGCCGAGCTCGTCGGCGATGGCCTGCAAGGTCCAGCCGTCGGCTTGGAGTTCGGCCGCGCGGGCGTCGCGGGCCGCGCTCTCGGCGGTGCGGGTGAAGCGGTTCATCCCGTCGCGGGCCCTGGCTTGACTGTCGCCGGTGGTGTGGCCGGCGGGCTGCTGGGGCTGCTCGGCCGGTACGGGTGGCTCGTTACCGGTATCCATGGTCTGATGGTAACGAGGGTGTGCAACTGGTGGACGGTGGTGCACGCGGTGAAGGCCCGCTTCCCTGACTGGGCGTCCAGGGAATGCGGGCCTTCTGCGTGCGGTGGGGTCAGGACTGGGTGAAGTTCAGGGCGTAGGCGGGCGGCTCCTTCAGCACGCTGGCCACTGGCGTCCACTCCAACTCGTCAACCGGGCCCTCAATGCTGCGGAGGTGCTTGTATCCCTCGCGCGGCACGAAGAGGGCCGCTCCGTCCTCGGTCCACACGGCGAGCGCTGGCACGGCCCCGCGCGTCTCACGCTCCGGGGAGAGGTGCGCGTCGGACCGGGCCCACAGGTAGCCATCCCCGTCTCGGCCGATCACGGGTCGGCCGGGGATGCCCACCGTGTTGAACCATCCCCAGGATCCGGCGTGGTTGGGAATCTGCCCGAGTGAGGGCGGGCACGGGTAGTCGGGGAGGTCCATGGCGCGGGCCTGCTTTCGGTCGCTCATGCGGTTCATCCTGTCAGCGGTCGGGGCGGGTCTTCGGTGCGTGCGGGGACGGGTGGGAGCGCGGGGCGGCCTACCACCAGCCGTTGCGGGACCGCCAGATGGGCGTGTTCCGCCCGGTGGCCTTGCGGTGGGCGAGAACCCCGAGCAGGTAGAACGGCTTGACGCACCACCAGGCGAGCCAGGCTTCCGCGACGACGATGTAGCCGATCAGCTTGAAGACATCGGCTGCTGAGCTGGAGCCGGACCGGCGTCGGCGCCGACGGCTGGTGAGTGGGATTGATCCGCCGATGGAGAACGGGCCGGGGAGCGGGATGGAAATCCGAAGACGCACGGGTGCAACCTTTGTGGACGTTGGGCGCGGAGTCGCTGCGGAGCATCTTCTCGTGCTCGGGCGGGCGATCGCGGTGGATACGGGTGGATAGGTCAGGCGCTGCGGGTGTCGCGCTTCCAGGCGTTGCGTTCGCTGCGCTTCACCCGGCGACGGGCCGTCTTCCGCTGTCGGCCGGGCGCCTGACCGCAGCAGTGACAGTCGCGGCCACCGGGACCGTCCGGACAGGCGCGGCCGATCATTCGAGACATACGGGTCTCCTCTCAGGCGGCGGGCCGGAAGGGGCCCCAGTCGCCGCGCATCACGCGGTTGTACGGGCGGTCTTCGACTTCGAGGGGAAGGTCGGACCAGACGAGGTGGGTGATGCCGAGGTCGATCGCGGCAGCCACCCGATGGTGGCCGTCGACGAGCCACGGCGCACCGTGGAAGGTGCGGATCATGATGGGGAGTTCCATGCCGGCCTGGCGGATCTCGTCGAGGAGGCCGGCATAGTGCTCGGACTTCCGCTTGTGGTCGAGGATGTCGCGGACGGACAGGCAGTCGACGGTGTCGTCATCGTCGGGCGTGGCCATGTCGAGAACTTCGGTGACGGGAATGATGCCGAGCATGGCGGCCTCCTAGGCGGCGAGCGCGTCGGCGAGGAGCTGGACGCGGGTGGTGATGGGGCAGTCGACGGGGTAGAGCACGGTGACCGTGGCGAGACCCGAGGTGCGGGCCGGCTTGTCGTCGGCGGCCGGGCGGGCGATGACGTAGGCAGTCCTGTGGATCGTGTAGGAGACGAGGCGGTCCAGCCGGAAGGAGCGTGCTTCCTGGCTGTCGCGGTCCATGCCCTTCAGGAGGATGTCGCCGGCGGCGCTGACGACGATGTCGTACAGCTCGACGGTGCGAATCGTCTCCGACCCGTCGGCCTTGGTGTAGGTGATGGTGACGGGGTGGCGCTTGTCGAGGGCGGTGATGAGGCGGGTGAGGGTCTGGGTGGTGGTCTCGTTCGCCGTGCGCCTCATCGGGTCCCCCTCGTTCACCGTTCTTTGTAGCCACAAAGCTACGGCATCTTGTGGCCACAAAACAAGGGGTGCGACCTAGCAAGTTGTAGCCACAATCCGGTAGGCTCGCGAGCATGGAAACCGAGGCCGAATACGACACCCCCCGCCGCTTCCGCGCCCCCGACGACGAGTGGGAGCCGTTCGAGGCCGCCACCCGCGCCGTACACCCCGAAGGCCGCAGCCCCCGCGGCCGCGTCATCCGCGAGTTCATGCGCTGGTACATGCGCCGCCCCGGAGCCAAGCTCCCCGAACGCCCGGCCGCCGGACCCTGGACCCGCAGCGCGAACGCGTGCAACGCCCCGGGGGACGCGCCCAACAGCTCTGGCAAGGAGCGCTGCGAGCTGCCTGCCGGACATGCCGGGCGCCACTACGAGGGGACCGTGACGTGGCCGCAGAAGAAGCGCCCGGTGAGCGGCGAGGAGAAGAACGCATGAGCGAGCCGCAGCAGCTCACCAGCGAGCAGGTAGCCGCACTGCGGAGGCAGCTCAACAACCGGCCCGTGCAGGCCCTCGGCACGATCGTGCGCGGTGAGCCCCTGCCGCCGCTCCCACCGTGCCCCGCGTGTGGGAATACTGCCGAGCGCGTCGACGAGCGGGTAGAGGATCCCCAGTTCGGCGTGTACGAGACGGCGCTGCTCGTGCGCTGGTCGCCGTGTGGGCACCGCTTCCGTGCGGTGGTCGACCCGGACGCGGGCCCGGTGCGCCCGGACGAGGAGCCCACGTGAGCGAAATACCAAGGGCCCCGCTCGGTCCCGCCGGGAACAACGTGCGGCGCAACGCCCGTCGCCTCCGCGAGCAGCGCGGGTGGTCGTACCGCGACGTGGAGGAACGCCTCTCGCGAGCTGGCCGTACGATCCCCGCGGTCGAACTGGGCTGGATAGAAGCCGGGGAACGCCGAGTCGATGTTGACGATCTCGTCGCGCTGGCAGCGGTCTTCGACCTGGGGATAGAGGAGTTGCTACAGCCGCCCGCCGAATGCGAGACCTGCCACGGCGCGCCGCCGGCCGGCTTCATGTGCTTGGAGTGCGAGACCATCGGGCTCCCCACCACGTACCCCACCGCATGACGAAGGCCCCGCCCGGACCACATCCGGAGCGGGGCCGCTGCACGTCCGGGCTCAGCCCGGGTAGTCCTCCCCGAGCACCTCGCGTCGGGCAGCCGCAACCTTCCGGTTGAGCGCGCCCGTCATCCGGAACAGCGCGACCGTCAACGCCACGAACACGAGCACGAGCAGCACCTGCGTGACCACGCTGACGACCGCAACGTCCTTCGTCGCGTTCGCGATCATCAACATGATCACGTTCCCCGCCAGCCACGCGAACCAGATCCGCGCCTTCTCGACTCTCACGGCTTTCTGCACATCGCTGTAACTCGACACCTGGTCCCCCCAAGGACGTGTGGATGGTGGCCGGATCGTAGCGCCGGCCACCGACAGCCCGCGACGGAATGGCGAAGGCCCCGCCGACGGGGGGGATTGCGGCGAGGCCTTCTTCAGGGGTGCCGGGCGTTACCCGGCGCGCAGCTTCCAGTGTGGCAGGCGCAGTCACCGCCCGAAGGCCCGAGCGAGAAACTCGGCCAATGCGAGCAGTCCGAGCCCGCCGAGCAGCGCGCCCGTGCTGACGTACCGGCCGTCCGGATCCGGGGTACTCCCGGGCACCCGCACGATCGACTCGCCGGCCGGGACGAGACCCCCGTGCTCACGGTCGCGGTGCCGTTGCCGGTAAGCCTCGGCCGTTCTTCGAGGGGCGGGCGGGCTCGCGGCGCGGCACTGCCGGCACCGGTACTCGTACAGCATCAGTGGGCCTTCTTCAGTGAGTGCGCGCGGTGGCGGTCGGCCGGATCATTGATGATCGTCATCCCCTCTCGGGACTCCACCCGCAGCGCGTTGTTGGTGTTGGTGTTGGCGTCCTCACCTGCGGCAACAACGTCAGCAGGGATGTCAACCGGTGCCGGGGAAGGGGCGGCCAGATCGTCGCGGTGGACGCCCGGCCCGTTCCCGGTGGCCGTGCGCACCCCGGGCCGCACGCGGATGCCGGCCGCGTCGAGCAGCTCGCGGACGGCGCGCGTGTCGGCGGCGTGGAGGGGCTGGCGGAGAGCGGTGAGGAGGACTCCGCGGTCGTCGCCGATGAGGTCGCGGACGAGGTCCTCGACGTCCTGCGGGTCGGGCTCGGCTGGCTGGTGTTTGGTGGGTTCGTCGCTCGGTTCGTCGGCCGTGGCGGGGGCTATGCACCAGGCGGCCACGCACCAGCCGACGATGGCTCCGGGCACGGCGAACCGGGCCGCGTGCGGAGCGTGGGCGCAGCCGTACACGGTCACGTACCCGCCGAACGCGAGCGCGGCGTACCGTTCCCAACCGTCGAGGTGTTCGCCGAGGAGGGTCCATCCGCGGTGTATGAGGATGCGGGTGCCTGCATACAGGGAGGCCCCAGCCCCGCGGACGGCGAGGATGGGGCGCAGCTCTGCGGCAAGTCTGCGGTGCAGGCGGGGGATGGGCTGCTCCCCCGGCTCTTTAACGATCTTCACTAGACGGCCCCCACCGCATGCGCCCCCGTCAGGATCAACGCCTGAGGCAGGCCCCAAATCCCGCCCGCCTGCGCCCACACCCCCGCCGCCAGGATCCCCGTGATCGCGGCCTTCCCAGGGGACAGCTCCCGGAAGTACATGAGCGCCGCCAGCCCGAGGCTGACCGCGCCCATACCCGCAGTACCGAACCCGCCCCCGGTGAACATCCCGGCGAACGCGTCGCTGACGCTGCGGCCGACGGTCCAGATGGAGCCCGCGGTCATGTAGAACGTGCCCGCGGCGACCCCGGTCCATTGAGCCTGGTCGGAGGTGAGGCGCTTGCGAATGCGGGACTTCTTCCCCCCGCCCCCACCGCCCTTGCCACCAGGCGCGCCCCCGCCTCCACCGCCCTTCGGCTCGCGGATCCCAGCGAAGAGGACCACGGTGAGCGCGGTAGCAATCCCGCCGGCGCCGACCGTGCCGAGGATGCGGCCGCCCTCGACGCTGATGGCCGGGGCTGCGGCGATGACGTGCTCGAACATGCTGATATCTCCTGGTCAGGTGGCGGCGGGTGCCCAAAGGGCGAGCGCGAGAATGGTGGTGGCGAGAGGGATACGGGCGGCCCACGCGAGGCCCGCCCACCAGTGGCGGGTGCGGCGGTCCCACACGTGGGCGACGAGCAGGCAAGTGCCGATGCCGAGGGTGAGCGCGCCGCTGGTGCTGTAGCGGGTGCCGCAGTCGGCGAGGGATGCGGCGCACTGCTGGTAGAGGCCGAGGCCCCACCCGGCCCCGGCCGCGGACGCGTTGTAGAGCAGGGCGCGGGTTTTGGGGCTGATCGCGGGGCGGGCCGGCAGGTGGGTGAGGGCGTCGGGGAGGTGGGGGCGCGGCCAGTAGTCGGGCTGCGGGGTGAAGCGGCCGGGCGCTGTCTCCTTGGCCTCGGGCTCCTCGTCGGCCTCGGCCTCGGGTTCGTCGTCGTAGATCTGGTCCCACCAGTCGTCGGCGGTCATGGTGTCTCCGAGGGCGTCGGGGCCTACGCCGCGGAGGCGCAGGATGTCGCGGATGGTGATCTCGTCGGGGCCCGGGTCGCGGCTCACGTGTAGAACCCCGTTCCGTCGCTGATCCGGCCGCGCGCGTCCTTGAGCCGACGGCCCGCGGTGGCCGGGCTCACGCCGAGGATTTGAGCCGCGGTGTCCTTCGTGAGCCGCTCCCCGTCCCTGAGCCGGGACGCGAGGGTGACGATCTGCTGCTCGATCCGATGGGCTTCGGGCTCAGGGTCCGGCTCACTCGGCTCAGCGGGGCTCACGAGGGTGGGCTCAGCCGGGCTCAAGACGGGCTCACGTGAGACGTGCTGGTCAACGGGTTGGGCGGGCGGCGGAGTCGAGGGCAGCACGGGCTCGGGTGCGGCGACGATGAGCGCGGTCTGCACGGTCGTCTCAAAGCCCGGCTCACGGTCGGGCTCACGGTCTGAGCCGGGCTCAGGCTCACGGATCACCGGCTCAGCCGGGGGCAGTGCAGGCTGAGCCGGGGCGTGCTCGATGTCGAGGACACCTGAGACCGGAGCCAAGTCCCGCCCGTAGCGGGTCAGGCGCAGCGCCATAACAGCCGACACCGGAGCCTTGCTGCGCCAGCGCCGCCCGTACCGGGCTCGCAGCCGGGCCCGCTCGACGAGCCGGGACTGCTCCAGCGCGATTACCTGGTCGTAGGAGCGCAGCTCCCACAGCTTCATACGGCGCCACAGCCGGAACGTGGAGATCGGGTCGAGGAACCAGCGCGCCATGCGGACGGAGTCCATGTGGCGGCCGGCCGTGATGTCGGCGGTCCGTCCGATCGCGTGGCGGGCCGCCTCGACGACGACGACGAACAGGACCGGGATCACGGCGTGCATGCCGGTGCCGATGGGGTCGGGCCAGGCGGCTGCGGCGTTGAACGCGATCGTCGCTGTGGTGAGGAGCCATGCGGTGTGGCGGAGCATGGCGAGCGGCATGCGCAGCCACGTGAGGAGGAGGTCAAGGGCGAGGAGGACGAGGATTCCGGCGTCGATGCCGATGGGGAAGGCGTGCGCGAAGGCGCCGAAGCCCTTGGCCGTGGCGAGCTTGGCGACCGCGGCGTAGGAGCCGACGAAGCCGATCGCTGCGATCACGGCCGCTCCGGTGGCGACGGCGATGATGAGTCGGCGTTGCAGGTCG